CGAACTCATCCAACAAACAGGTGAGAACGGTCTAGTTAACAGAGACGCACAAGGTTCATCCCGTCAGAAGGGTAATGGAATTGTGGAGATCGCTGGTATCAAGATCTACAAGTCTATGAATATTCCATTCTTAGGCTCATACGGTACTGCTTACGGTGGTACAACAGGTGTAACAGCACCTACAAATGTCGGTGACTTTGTAAGCGAAACCCTAGAGGACGCTTCAGATGCTGAGACAGGGATCAAGAACGACTACGGTACTGCTGCTGAAGTTGGAGCTAAGTCTTGTGGACTTATCTTCCAGAAAGAAGCTGCAGGTGTTGTAGAAGCTATTGGTCCTCAAGTACAAGTAACCAAGGGTGACGTTTCAGTCATTTACCAAGGTGATGTGATACTTGGACGTTTAGCAATGGGCTGTGATTATATCAATCCAGCTGCTGCTGTCGAATTATATGTAGGTGCTACTGCACCTTCTGCATTCTAACTATTAAGGGGAGTCTTTATGGCTCCCTTTTTTTTATTCATAAATATTTATACCTATGGCTTTCCCTACCACTAATGCTGCAACAGAATTACCTGCAATAAATCAAATACTGGCGGCTTGTGGTCAGGCTCCAGTTACTACTTTGGATGAAACCAACCCAGACGTTGCGATTGCTTATCAAACACTTTTAGAAGTTAATAGAGAAGTTCAAAGTGAAGGATGGACTTTCAATAAGGAAGCACATTATCCAATGACTCCAAATAGTACAACAAAAGAAATAGCTATACCTAACAATATACTCCAAATCGACTTAACTCATGCCAGTGCAGATGGTAAAAATGTTGTAAGAAGAAATGGGAAATTATATAACAAAGAAGACCATACTTTTAAGTTTGAAGATGGAGCTGAAGACTGTGATATTGTATGGCTTATTGACTGGGTAGATGTACCACGTCCGATTCAAGACTATATAACAGCTAGAGCTTCTACTATTACATCTAGTCGAATCATTGGAGATCAAGGCCAGTACCAGATGCTCCAACAGAAAGAGTCATACATGAGAGCAATGGCTCTTGAGTATGAAACTAACCAAGGTGATTATTCATTCTTTGGTAACTCTGAATATGTCGGATACAAACCTTACAAAGCACTTCTAAGATAATGGCTGCAGTAACACAAAGAATAAATAACTATCTTAAAGGTGTTTCCAAACAGCCTGATAGTAAAAAGCAACCTGGTCAAGTCAGAGAGTGTATCAATGGTTTCCCAGACGTAACAATTGGTTTAACTAAAAGACCAGGTTTTAAGTACACCTCAACATTAAAGAATAGTAGTGGCACAACCTTTACTGGTAACTCTCTTGCTGGTGCCAAGTGGTTCTATATAAATAGAGGTACTGGTGTTAGATATATAGGCTGTATCACACCTGCAGGCTCTACAAATGGAGATATATTTGTTTGGAATGCAGATACAGGCGCAGCATGTACAATAACTTATTCAGGCTCAGCTCAAAACTATCTAAGTGGATTAAGAGATAACTATGACGTTCTTACTGTTCACGATACAACACTAATAACTAACAACACAGTAACTGTAGCTTCTAGACCAGCACCCACATTTGTAGCTCAGAGTAGAGGTACGATTCTATTAGTATCTGACTTAATTAAACTACAAGGCTTTCCTATTGAGGTAAAGATAGATGGTGCTTCGTGTAATTATTCAGTTGGTAGTAATGACACTGTAGAAAATATAATGAGTGGTATTGAAACAGCTATACAGAGTCAGATTAATGCTGGAACCATACCTAGTAATCAATACACAACTCAAATAGTAGCTAACAGTATTCAAATAGATAGAGTAGTTAACGGAGTACGAACACCATTCACCTTAGAAGCTAAAGGTGGTATGAATTTTTTAGATATAGTTGTATTCCAAGACTGGGCTGAAAACCATACTGATCTACCACCTCAATCAATACATGATCATGTTGTTGAAGTTATAAATACAGAGGAGGATGCTAAAGATAACTACTATGCAAGATTTGTAGCTAATGATGGAGTGTCTGGATTCGGGTACTGGAAAGAAACCATTGGACCTCATGTATCACCTGGTCTAGATAACTCAACAATGCCTCATCGACTTGTTAACACTGGTCTAAATGCATTTACATTTGAAGAGATAAATTATAGTGATAGAGAAGTTGGAGATGATATTACAAATGAGATGCCTTCTTTTGTAGGATCTACAATTCAACAAGCATTTTTCCATACAAATAGGTTAGGTTTCTTATCTACAGACCATGTTTGTATGAGTAAGGAGCATGACCCATTTAACTTCTTTTTTCTTTCAGCTATGAATACTGGGGATGCTGACCCCATAGATGTATCAGTTACTTCAATCAGACCAGCTGTTCTACATGCTGTTAAACCATCTAGACAAGGTTTAATACTGTTTGCAAAGAGTCAGCAGTTTCTTATGTATGCAGATAATGGACCAATAACGTCAAAGAGTGCAAAGATTCAAGCTATTTCAAGTATGGAAATGGATCAGAAAGTTGATCCTGTTGACGTTGGTAGTCACTTTAACTTCATAAGTAAAACTCCAAACTACACTCGTGTGTTTGCTATGCAGACAAAAGGTTTTGGAGAGAACCCACAAATCTTAGACATAGGAAGGGTAGTTAATGAGTGGATAACTATTGATGTAGATAACCTAGTAGCTAGTAGACAGAATGATTTCATAGCTATGTCTAGTCAGACAAGTGATGAAATATTCTTCTATAAAACATATACAGATGGACAAGATTTATTGCTTGAGTCATGGTTTAAGTGGCAACTATTAGGTCCGGTACAGACAGTACAGGTAGATCAAGATGACATGTTTAGTGTTGTCTATAAAGGAGATCAATACACATTATCAACTTGTAATCTGACACAAAGTCCAGAGGCTGCAATCATTGTCAACAGCGATGGTCAGAAGGTTAACCCTTGTATTGATTTTTATACACCTGCTACCAGTGTTGTATTTGACTCAGTTAATAACAGAAGTAAATGTTATATACCATTTGCAAACCTAACTCCTGAGAAGAAGCCTATTATTATTGTTGCTGGTTCTACAGCACAAGGCAGCTTTGTTGAATCTGGATTTACCCTAACTCCAGAGGTAGATAGTGATGCTAATGGAGACGTTTTCTTTAGTGCTCCTAAAAAAGATTTATCTACTGTAGCTAGTAATGTATATGTCGGTTATACCTATAATTTAGATGTAACCTTGCCAACTATACATTTCAAATTAGATGAAAAAGGTACAGTTAGTGATTACACATCTAGGCTAACTATCTCTAGACTAAATTTTGACGTAGGTTTATCAGGAATACTTGGATTTAAGCTTAATGCAGTTGGTAGATTTGCAGGTAAGGTGAACTTTATAGGGGATAATACCACTACAAATTTCTCTTGGCTTGCTACAGATTTACCATATATAGATAGAGATCAAATAAAAGTAAAAATAAATAATGTAGAAACTACTGATTTCACTTATATCAGTGATACAGAAATACAGTTCACTACAGCACCAGCTACTAACGATGCTATTCTTGTTTATTTAGACGAGTGGTATAACTTAGAGCCAGTAACAACAGCTAACGCCTACCTTGCAAATGATGTACCGCTAGATGAATCAACAATATTTACCGTACCGATTCATCAGAGAAGTAAGAATTATTCATTAAGGCTATTTAGCGATTCACCATTTCCTGTATCTTTGAATTCAATGATGTGGGAAGGAAACTATTCACCACGCTTCTACAGACGAACCTAATGACCACCCACGAAGAGAGAGTAAGAGACACCATTAAAACAAAAGAGCTAGTCGAAGAAATAGTAGGAGATAATCACTCTGCTTTTGACTATCTAAGAATGCTGTGTCGTATAACAAGAACACTTGATGATGTATATGACGGGGACAACCCAAACTTAACTCAAGAGGAAGTTCTAGAAGCTATGGAGTATCTATTTATAGACCTACCTACCAATAGCTTTTATGCTACTAATCAAGATATACTGTTATCTCAACATCTCTCAATGTATAACGGTTGGATGGCTGCGAATAAAAGGGAGGACGGAGATGAGACGGATAAGATCTATGCACATGTGTGGAGAGATAACATCTTTGAAGTCTTCCCAATTGTAGCCTTACTTATAGGCGGTCCAGAACACATGAAAAATATATCTGAAAAGATACGAATTATGTTCAAAAAGAAACTAGGAGAATAAATTATGACCCCTGCATGGGTAGCTCCCGTAGCGAGTATTGCTGGTGGAATTATTGGTGGTAGAAAAGCCTCCTCAGCTGCTAAAAAGCAAGCAAAAGCTAGTAATGAAGCTGCATATCGTCAATGGGAATACGATAAAGATCTCTGGGCAATGTCCAAAGAGAAAATGATCCGAGACGATGAGTATTTAAGAGAGTCAATCAAAGCAAAAGAAGCCAACTTTCGTATGCAAGCTGCGCTTCAAGATCAGACTAGAATGGATAAGTGGAATTACGATGTACAGATTCGTAATTTCCAACAACAAACTGCAGAAAAGGAATTTCAAAAATCTACAGAATTAACAGAAGCTAGATATGCAATGGCTAATATGGAGGGCCAATCAGCCAGAGAAAATGCTTCTAGAAAATGGAGGGAACTCCAAACCTCAGTAGCATTTGATGCTCAGGATCAACACCTTCAATCCATCGAAAGTGAATTAGCACTTGCTTCTACTAGTGGTAGGAGTATGAGAAAGATAAAGCAAAGCAGTATTATGAAGCGTGCTTTCTCTACAGCTAAACTTGTAGAAACTTTAAGCAGTGGTTCAGAAGATTATGTACAACAACTCAAAGATATAGCTCTTGATGAAACATCTGAAAAACTAAGTGCTTGGGCGCAGAAGATGTTGAAACCAGGAGTATTACCAATACCACCGAAACCTATACCTACACCTATACCTTCATTCGACTTCCCACCACCACTAGAAGACTTCGACTTTGGACCAGAACCTGTATTAGGAGCTACGGCTTCAGTTAGTGCAGCTGGTGGTCAAGCATTCTGGTCAACAGCTGGAAGTACCTTATTTAAAGGTGTAGGTGACTACATTAACGCATTAGATTAATGATTCAATATAGACCCTCTGGAGGAGGAGGACGTTTCAAGAGACGTAACTTTGGTGATGGTGGAGCTGCAGCTAGAAAGGAAAAAGCCAATAGAGAACTCAACGCACTAAGAGATTCAAGCAATCAATACCAAGCTATTAATGAAGCTTACTTAGGCGATGTCAAACAAGTCCATCAGATAGAAGCACATAACAAAGCTGAATTAAAACAACACGAAGATAATAAGTGGCAAACACGTAGACAAGCCAAGGTAGTTAGAAACCAACGTGACGTAGAACACATCAAAGGTAAGGCTGCAGAGTATGGCAGAGCAGCTAAGTTCTGGGGTACTTTTACACCAACCTTGGCAACTGGTCTTTCAAATACTGCTAATAGTTTGAACGAACTGGCTGAGAAACGGATTAAAGCTGATTTGATAAACGGTAATCTAGTACCTCAAAAAGAAGGATCTGAGCTACTTAAAGAAGCATTAGCTGCTGGTGAGGAAGATGCTCTAGATATGGCAGAGGAGATACAACTCTTATATAAAGGCAGTCAAAAATTACCATTAAAATATCTAGGTTTATCTCCAAAACACTCAACTGCTTATCAAGAAATATTTGCTGCCAAGCAAATAGCTTTAATACCAGAACAAGCTAGTGAGTTAATACTTTCATTTGAGAATGATGAGACTAACCCAACACCTATAACTTCAGACAATATAGATGAGATTCGTCAAATTTATATGCAACGAGTTTTAGAGATGTATGGTTGGGAAAACTCATTATCTCCAGAAGTTCAAAAGTTTAAAGTAGCTGTAAACACTCATTTCGACTCTAAGAAGAGAGAGATGACATTGACTGAAGACAATAGACAGTCTAAACATCAGTTCAATACAATGTATCAATTAGCTAAAGATACTAATGATTGGAGTCAAGAAACTGTTGATAGCTTAGTGAGACGTTATAGGTTTATTAGAAAAGAGGATAATACCTTTCCTAATGCTCAAGAGGCATATAGAGGTTTCCTTGGTGAAATGGCTAAAGATGTAAGCATCCCATTTGAAAGAATAGAAGAAATCTTAGATCTACAGACCTTAAGAAAAGGTTGGATAAAGCAATTTCCAACTATAGGTACAAGAGATGCAGGTATTAGAGAGTTCTTAGTAGAGGAGAGAGCTAAGGCAGAGGCCAAAATTGTCAAAGCAACTAACGCTAAAGATAAGTTTATTGAAACCCAAGAAATAGCAGACATGAAGCATAGGCTTTCTGGTACTGGTATCTATGCTGTAGGTCAAGAGAAAGCTGATCAAGCATGGGATGGTACATCAGAAGAGCGATTAAAGCTGATGGACTGGGCTAAACAAAACGGATTCAGTAAACTAGCTGGAATCATTGAATCTTATAGTGTTTACGATGAAGGTGTATATACAAAAGGTCTTCAGTTAAAACAAGTAAAGGAATTATTTGAGGCTGGAAGTTGGGAAGAAGCTTTAGAGATGATAGATAATACACCTGGATTCACTAAGGAGGATAGGCAAAAAGCTAAAGCAGAGTACACAGAGATATTCCAATCAATAGCAAAAGCTGGTACTAATGAAAAGAAGATAGAAGATGAACTTGAACAAAGACTTAAGCAAGCATTAGGTAAAGAGTACGTTCAAAAAGGAAGGAATGATATACCTAGTCTCGAAGGTACGGTGTTAAAAGCTAAAGTACATCTACTAGATAGATATCAAACCTATCTCGATCAAGTACATCCCAAAGATAGAACTAGTGCGACATACAAAGATGCAATGAAAAATGCATGGGAAGATGTTTTCACAACTATCAAAGATGGTAAGGACTATGCTCAGATTGAATTAGCTACAGAATCTCAAAGTGGTTATGCTAATTTTCCGGCATCTGAACCTAGACCAGACGCTAGAGAAACTTGGACTACCTCTGCTAGTAAAAAACTATTAAAGAATAGAGACTCTTGGAAAACAGAGAAGATTCTTACACTAGAAGCAAAGCAGAATATAGCTGAGGATATTAGAGATGGGTTGCCAATACGAGTCCCATCTTGGATGATGCAATATTCAATAGATAATGATGTATCTATTGCTGAGTTGATTAATGATCAATTAGCTATTGAGGAGACTACACCTGCTGGTACTAAGATTAAGTTTAGTCAGCAGATGTCTATCACTCCAAAGGACTACGCACTAGCTGGAGTGCCACCTGGATATTTAGGTATTCGTAACCGGATAAAGTATGCACAAGATATAGATGAAGTACAGAGATTAAGTGACTACGCTGTCACTGGTAGGAATCCATCAAACATAGATCCTGTTGTTAATGCAGAACTTGCCAATCAATTGATACCACAATTTGAAGCCACGATAGGCAACAAGCAAGCTGCTAAGGTTCTTGCAACGGTCTCATCAATGACTCCAGGTTTTGATATGTCAGGTCTACAGTTTCTTGACAAGGGTATGACTATGTTTCGTATGGATAACCCTGCAGCTACTAATTTGATACTTAGAGCTTTTATAGCTAATCCTGAGCTTGATTTAAGTTATAACGCATATGATCAACATTTCGTCATAGAGGAATATTAAATGGCAGAAGATGCTTTAGATGTATTAAATAAAGAGCAAGAGGGAGAAAAACCTAAAGTAGATAACAGCCAAGGCTATTCACCTAGTTATCAAGTACCCTCAGCTGAAGAGATAAAAGAAGAAGATGGTTTACAACCTATAACAGTTGATGAGCAAGCTAATCAAACTACAGGTGGTGATCATTGGAAAGATATGCGTGCTGCTATAACAGCATGGCGACAGATGCCAGCTGGTATCGAGAAAGATCAAGCAAGGGAAGATTGGCATCAGAAGTTTACAGGTCATTCTTATGAAGAGTTCAAACAAAAGAACTTTTTAGAAAGAGGCATGATACTCAACAACTATGCCAAAAGACCAGGTGTTAGCTCAGTAGTTAACTCTTTAGGTGATGGTGCTACTGATTTTGTATTTGATGTTATTGGACATTTACCAGGTGGAGGTCGGGTAGACGATTGGTGGGATGAACACACTCATAACAAGAGTGATGTTCTAAGAGGTACACGAGAGTTTGGATCACTACTTATCCCAGGTATGTACGGGGGTAAGATGGCTTCTAACCTACTTGCTAGAGCACCAAGACTAGCTCGATTCTTAGGTATAGTAGGTACTGATGTAGCTATAACTGGACTAGCAGATGTTAGTGAAACAGATGAAACACTAACAAAAACAGCTGTTGATATGTTCCCTAATATCGTTGGTCCACGAGGATGGATACCAGTACCAGAGGTTCTAATCAATAAAGATAGTGACTCACCAGAGGTAACAACATATAGAAACCAACTAGAAGCTGCAGGTATTCCTGTTGTAGGTAATGCTCTTGGATGGGCTTTAACAATAGGTGGTCCATTAATAAAGAAAGGCATAGGAGCTTTCAACAAAGCTTATATAGCTAAGGAGAAGAAGATTATGGGCTTCTTTAAAGCTAAAGATGAAGCAGCTCAGCTCTATAAAAACAATGAAATCTCTAAGGCTGCTGATCCTAAGAAGTTAATACGACTAGCTGAGATTGATGAAATCTTTGCCTCTGGAATGTTAACTACTAAAGAACAAACTCAGTTCGTAGCGGAGAAAACTCAATTACTTAAGGATTTAGATAGGTGGGAGAATATCGAACACTTCGACACCTACCACACTAAAACAATTAAGAAGCAAGCTCAGTCTGCAGCTGTAGATAAGATGCAACGAGATCCTACTAATTTAGATCTTGATCCTGATGTCAGCCCAAACATTGTTAATGATTCAGCTAATGCAAGGCAGTCAGTAAGACCTGGAAATGTTGCCAAGAATATGGTTGACGTTGCTAGTAATGAAATGGGTCTAACTAAAGGTAATCCAGTACCGATTGTAACTGACTCGTTAATCAGAAAGGTCGCAAAAGCTGGTGGTAAAGCTAGAGATATAACAGTTGATTTAGCAGAAAAGTCACTTAAAGCTGGGGACTTTGAGTCCCAAGTATTAGGTATCAGAATTGCTAGAGGGACAATGAGTGATGCCTCATTTAATTTGCTATCTAAATATCTCAATGCAGCTGATGGTAAAACATTGAAAAAGATGTTTATCGATAAAGCTAATATGAATGACTTTGGTAATGGTCTTAAGGTAGCAAGTTTAGGTAAAGATGAATCACAAGCTGTTTTAGCTGCGTATCAAATATTAAATGATAGATATCTTGGTAGACCTATAGCTGAAACAACTGCACGAGTGATGTCAACTCTTGGTGGTGAAATATCTACTATAGCTGAGGCTCAAAGGACATTAAAAGGATTTGCTGATCAGAAGCATATCAACGCTATGATCCGTCAAAAGATGTCAATCCTTTATCCTGAGTACAGGATGTCTCAACATGTTTGGGGTGTTCAAGGTAATATTCTTAAAGGTAATATCAACAACTTAAGTAGAAGTCCAAGGCAGACAAAGACTATCCTTAGAAATCTAGAGCAAGCTGAAAATACATTCCATGCTAAAGCTCGACAACTCACTCAAACATTAGAAAAGCTAGAAAATACACATCCAGAGTTAATGGAACCACTTTCCATAGCTTTTGAAATGTCAAAAGGTGAGGTAAGAACACAAGCTGGTTTATTAGAGTGGGCTGCTAAACAAGTAGATCCTAGAGGAATGATTATCAGTCCTAAAGGTTTTAACGGTAGGAGAGATCAGATGAATATGTTTGCTACGGCTACATGGGCATATGGTTATAACAATATCTTATCTGGATTATCTACTCTAAGAGCTTTAGTTGGTAACGGTAAAGAGTTAGCCAACAAACCTATAAATGCAATCTTAGGTCATATAGCTCAGATCCCAGCTAAGGGATTACAGCTTGAGAAGGTTAAGAAGATGTTCTATATGTATGGAGCTGTGCAAGAGACTAATGCTCGTGCTCTTACATACATGTGGGAAACAATTAAGAAGGTGAATCACGATCCTGATGCAATGATTGATGCATTCAGGAAAGACTTCTCAACTCAAAGAGGCCAAGAGTGGACAGTATTAGATGGAGTAGCACAGCATTGGAGGAAAACTGAGGACGTAGGACAGTTGATGCAATACGACGCAGCTAAGACTATGGATGCTTTCTCTCGTACCAGATACTCACGCTTTGCAATGACTGGTATGACTGGGATTGATGGTTATACAACATCTTATATGGCTACTCTCCATGCAAGGATGAGAGCTTATGATGAGGTCTTAACTGAACATGGGAAAGTAACTCCTGGTTTGCTGAAGATAGCTGAAGAGAAACACTACAAAGCTATGTTTAACAGTAAGGGAATGCTTACTGATGCTGCTGTCAAGAATGCCACTGGAGAAATAGCTTTAAACCTAGATACCAACGTCTCAAAGATATTCAGTGATGCGACTACTGCAGTACCAGCATTGAAACCTGTAATGATGTTCCCAAGATCAGGGGATAATGGACTCAGATTAGCTCTTTCTTATACACCAATAGCAAGTATTCCTGGTATTAACAAATATGGAGATACTATTTGGGCTAAAACTGATGATCAAATTAACAATGCATTAAAACAACATGGACTATCACTTGACCATCCAAATGGTAGACAGATCTTTGAACAGTTAAAAACTGAGTATATCGGTAGACAAGTATTTAGTGGTCTTCTAGTCAATCGTCTATGGGCTTATGCTATGGACGGAAACATTAGAGGTAATGGTCACTATAACGGTCAAAGAAGGATTAATGAAAGACGTGAGCTTGGATATGAACCACTTATGGTTAAGCTACCAACTGGACAATGGATCTCCTATAGAGGTATTCCAGGTGTTCAGCAGGTTCTATCAATAATGGGTGACTTGGCTTACTACTCAAGAGATCTAGAACAGCCATTTATGGAAGATATACATAGAAAAGTTGGATGGACTATTGCAGCTGGTTTCTTGAATGACACCCCATTAGGAGGCTTAGAACCGTTGGTAGCATTAGTTGGTTCTGATTTCTCTGGTGTAAATCGTCTATGGGGTAATACCCTAAGAGTTGGTATTCCATTCTCAGGTACAGCTGGTGTTCTACAGAATGCTATTGATGGTGCCAGAAGAGATATCAATGATAATGTTATTGAAGTTGTTAAAAGTAGAGTACCTATTGCCTCTAGAGATATAGCTTATGCTATAGACATATGGACAGGTTCTAAAATCAATGATACTAATAACCCATGGTTAGCTAGATTCAATGCTTTCTTCCCACTCAAAGTACAAGATGGAAATGAAGATTGGAGAGAATGGTTACAGGAGATCTCATATCGCGGTACTAGTAAGTTATTAAAGGATTCTACTGGTACATACGAGTATAACGCTGAAGAGCGTGAAGCTATATATAAGTTGATAGGTAAGCAAGAGCCTTATAAGAAGTTAAAGAAGTTGATAAATGATCCACAATTTAAACATCAAACTGGTCTTATGAGAGCACACCGAGTTACAGGTGATGATCTCAAGTACGACAAGATGGATATTAGAAGTGAATTACTTCCTGTCTACGACAAGATAGACGCAATACTTAAAGAGGCTCAACAAAACGCTGAGATTGAATTGCTTCAAACACGTCCTGATATATTTGAAACTATCAAGTATCAGAGACTAATCAATCACTACGTCAAACAAGGTCGTATTGATGAAGCAAGAGAACTAGCTAAGAAACAACCAGAAGTAACAGCTGAAATAAAGAAGAAAATGGAAATAAATAAATTATTAAAAATGCAAAAATAGCTACTAATTAAATGGCCGTAACGGAAAGCGTAGATAGTGGAACAGGCTCACAAACCCTGTTTCCATTTACATTTGAATATTTAAAGGCTACTGACGTTAAAGTAACAGTTGGTGGCGTAACAAAAACTTATCTCACAGACTGGGATTTCAACACTCCTACAGTCGTACAATTTAATACAGCTCCACCCGTCGGCACAAATAACGTAAGAATATATAGAGATACAGATGACTCAGGATTGAAAGCAGAATTCTATCCTGGGTCTGCTATTAAGGCACAAGATTTAAATGATAACTTCACCCAAAACTTATATGTAACACAGGAGACAAGTAACGAATCAGCTTCAGCTACAGCTACTTCAAATACAGCTAAAACTGCTGCTGACGCTGCAAAACTAGCGACAGATAATCTTGTTGGTAGTACACCAGATGGTGGAACAACATGGACAACAGCTGGTGATGGTATTGGGGGTAATCCCAAAGGTGTTAAGTATGCAATTACTGAATCCGAAACAGCGGTACAAACTTCAAACACTGCTACTAATACAGCGAATACAGCAAAGAATGCTGTAGATACCTATGTACACGATGGAACATCACTTAAGGGCGATGGTATAGGATCAAACCCTCAAGGCTTGGCTTACTCAGTTAACCAAGTAAACACCTATGTACATGACGGAACACAACCTAAAGGTGATGGACAAGGTGGTAATCCAAAAGGTCTAGCTTTTGCACTAGATACTGTTGAGACTTATGTACATGATGGTACTAATTTAAAAGGAGACGGCATTGGTTCTAATCCTAAAGGGGTTAAATATGCAGTTGATAACGCTGACTTAGCGTTAACTAACTCTAGAGAGGATGATGGGTCAGGTGGTTTTAATACTGCTATTGATTTATCAAATACTGCGTTAAGTAACTCTAGAGATGCTAATGGTAATTCAGCTATTGATATAGCTACGCAAGCCCAGAGTGATGCTCAGGCGGCTCAGCAAGCCGTTGCTAACTCTGTTGCATACAATCCAGTAGCTAATGTAGCAAGCATACCTTCTAGTCCATCTCAGGACTACTACGCAGAGGTATCAGATTCAACTGGTATTGAAGCCTTTACTCCTTTAACTGGATTACCAACTGGTTTTACTGGAGACCCATTTCTAACTGCAAGAATTAAATATGTAGGTTCATCATGGGTATGGCAGAATTACTTCTCTAGTGACCCAGAAGCTAGATATGTCAGTGTCTATGGTAAACACAATACTACTCAAATAAATTATGTAGTTAAAGTTATTACTAAAACTACAGCTCATCGTTATCATAATACTGGATCAACATCTGGATTTACAATAGATGGTGTTGAGTCTCCATTCCTTACATTAATACCAGGAAATACTTATAGGTTTGATCAAAGTGATGCAAGTAACCTTAACCACCCAATAGCGTTTTATAGGAAACCTGCTAAAACAGGTATTTATACAGATTCTGTAACCGTTTCTGGTACTCCAGGTAATGCTGGAGCTTACACAGATATCACTATAACAGATATTACACCTGGAACATTAAGCTATCAGTGTCAAAACCATGCCTATATGGGTAATGGTACAACTACTAATAGTGGTGCAGGTGGTGGTGGTGCTACAGGGGGTGGCGCAGATCAAGTATTCCTTGAAAATGATATAGCTATCACAACTGACTATACAATTTCACTCAATAAAAATGCAATGTCTACTGGTCCTATAGCGATCAATAACGGCGTTGTAGTAACTGTCCCACAAAACTCTCTTTGGAAGGTAATTTAAAATGGCACCATATGGAAAAATAAAAGCCGATACAATTGTCTACGATAATAATGGAGTAGACACAGAAAGATCATTTGCATCCATAGCAACTGGAAGCGCACCGACTGCAGACCCTACTTTTACAGGTACGGTAACAATACCTACACCAGCTGCTGGAGATAATACAACAAAAGCTGCTTCAACTGCATATGTTCAAACAGAATTAGGAGACTATGCTCCTATAAATAATGCAACCTTAACAGGTACACCTGCAGCACCAACAGCGGCTCCTAATAACAGCTCAACTCATATAGCTACTACAGCTTTCGTAACTCAGGAAAAAACACATTATGAGGTAGCAACCTCTGGATATAACCTTGCTGTTAATACAAAATATTTAACTGATACTACAGGTACTGCCTTTAGTGTGGTACTACCTGCCTCACCAAGTACAGGTCAATTTGTTGTACTTACTGATCAAACAGGACAGTGGGCTACAAACAATTTAACAGTAAGTAGAAACAGTAAAAATATTGCTGGTACAGCTGCTGATCTTATATGCAATGTAGCCAATGCTCACGTAACACTAGTTTGGAGTGGTAATGCCACTACAGGTTGGTTAGTTAAATAATTATTTTTTTTAAACAATGACAAATTTAAATTCATTAGTAGGCTTCGGAGCTGGCGGCGGCGGCGGCGGTAGTACACAAGGAGAATGGGAACTAAAAGATACACTTGAGTGGTCTCCGAAAGACGTTGCACCAGGTTCAGGTGGTAATAGCGTACAAGCCCAAACCAGTTCTAGTTATAGTTGCCTTAGTTTAAGATACCCAGGTACAAAAGGAGATGGTGGTGCTTGGGCTAGTTCTCCATCCACAGATAAACCATATAAAAATAATGGCTATTTAGTTCATTATGCTATGGAGTATCAAGGCGGTTGGACACGTGGAGCCTGTTATTGTTGGGATCTAGACCTAAATAATGGTACATTTTCAGCACTGAAGCCAGATGGTAGTGGTAGTGGTTTAGTTTGGAGCAACGGTAGCTATTCTGGTGTTAGTACAACAATGGGTCACAGTTTCCCTGGATCTGGTGGTTTTTGGGCTGGTGGTAATAATGCTTGGCCAGGTACAAGCAGTCATGCGTTTGGTTATTGGTACGTTGAATGTGACTCCACTGGTTATAAGAATGGTGGTTATCAAAATACTAATTACCACCATCAACACAGTGGGTACAAGATGCTTCGACCACGTGATCATTATAGGTACTATGGTGGTCATCCTAGTTACCACTCAAATGGTTACCAATATCACACTGTAATATCGGTAGAGGCTGCGACTGTAAGTAAGCATGATACGCAAACAAGTTCATATAGCTGGGGTGGTGGTAATACTTGCTATAGAGCAATAGATGCACCATATTGCGAGAGTGGTAATATATTCCTTAATTTCTCTGGTCATAGAAACTCAAGTTATTACTACTATTGCGAATCAATTGATGCTAATAATACGAATACACACTATCATTGGTATGCTAGTGGTCAACCACAACATAATAGTCCTTATGTGAATCTTAGATATCACGTCATGGGTAATGGTGATATGTTTGTCTATAACGACAAAGCTGGTTGGAGATATGCAGGTAAAGAAGTAGATGTTAGATATGATGGACCTAATGGTACCTCTTCCCCATATACGGGATGGAATGATCCTCAAACCTGGACTAATCTATTAACTTATGGGATGAATATCAACCCATCTAATACAAGCGCATTATACGGACCTATATCATTAGGTGATAATAAATATATGTGTCAACTAGGCTCATGGCATAGTTACTATTGGAGTGAAAATAACCCAGTTGTTATAGTTGAATATGTAGAAGATACAGTTGATACAACATGGAAAACAGGTGGTTTTTGGAGAGTTATTAAGAGTTGGGATGCACCAGACACTTGGAATGGGGAAAAGATTGCTTATAGAAACAGAGCAGATTCAGAACAACATTTACCAATTTATGACAGTCAAAATACAGACTGGCCTAAGTATATGGTTTATATTATCTCTTCTGGTAAAAACTACAAAGCATATTGTAGAGAGGTACCACCTTATTCTGAGTGGACTGATAGATCCGTTGATCTTGTATAAAAAAACAAATTATGCCATACACAACATTAGCTGCATTAAGGACAGCTAGAAATAATGCCTTAAACGATAGTGATTGGTGGATGACTTCTGATAATCCTAATCTAGATGAAGGGTTAGCTCTTAGTAGAAAACTTTATAGACAAGATTTAAGAGGAACTCCACAAAGAGTTAAAGTAGATGGATCAAACAATCCTGTTTTAAATGCCGATGGTAATCTACAGGATATAGATAATAACGTACTTGAGCTTCCTGCTATACCTGAGTGAAAATACCAACTATTAGACTAACTAATTCAAAACTGCCAAAAGCTCTAGATATGCCTAGCATCCCTCTAGAGCCACCAACGGCAGATATGCCAGTCTTTCCACCTATAGTTATACCTCCTAATAATTTACAAGCTCCGAAAGGAGTAGAGATGGAAGAAGCTCCTAGTGAAGATGAAGAAACAGCACAAGTTGAACAACCTACTCTTAGAGTACCAGTTATAAAAATAGATCTACCCTTACCTACAGCAGAAGTAGTAGCTACGGCTACTTATGCAGCTGTAGCAGCTGTAGCCACTACCACCCTTGCTACACCTTTCTTTGACAAGATCAAAAAACAAGTACAAAAATTCCTACAAAAGAAAGTTGATAAATGGAAGGAAAACCGCCAGAAAAAAAAGGAGTCCTTGGAAAGCTGAAAGATGCTGTAGAGGATAAAGAACATCAAATAGAAGTACTTGGAACATTCGTTCGACTCGGAGTTGTCGTTTGGTCTGGGTTCATCATCACCATGAATTATGTTGAGTTACCAATGATTAAAAAAGCTGGGAACTCAGATATCACGTTCGTTGCTTCGGTCTTTACGGGAGCCTTAGCAACTTTTGGCTTGACCACTGGTAATAAAAACGGTGGCAATGGCAAACCACAAACCGTAGATTGTCCAATGGCTAAAAAGAAAGAAACATGAAGAAATGGCTTTTACTTTTCCTACTGGTATCACCCACGGTAGTAAAAGCTGAATTAGTACAACCCAACTTCACCCAGGGTTCGATGAACAGTACAACCACAACAACAACAGACATAGTAGAAGAAATAACAACTACCACCTATGGAGCAGCGTTAAACAAATGGTCGGGAGACAATATAACCCATACCTCAGCAAGCTCAGGAGGTTTAGTAGACTCAGATTCAATCTTCACGATTCACACGGCTGGAAGCGATTTCTCCTTAGAGGTGGTATCGAGAGCAGCAAGTCAAATAATCGAAAAGATAGAAGAAGTTCGAGAAATCGCACAGGAATCTACTACTGTCTCCTTATCGGTATTCTCTCAATAGCACCAGCTAAAGCATCAGATCCAGAGACTACAAATGTGTCAAACCCAGTTGCTGCAGCGACTGGAAATGTGACCAATCAAGCTGTCCAATTCCAGAATAATGGAGCACCAAGTAGACAACACTATGGATCTGGTATCAGTTGCAATGGTGCGACCATGACGTTCAGTCCTTTCTACATGGGGAATCATACGGTTCCCTATGATGAAGAGATGTCTCAGAGAAGCTATACCGTAGCTGAAAACTGGGGAGGACAAATTAACTTCATGTTTCCTCTGGATCGTAGAGGTTTAGAGCAATGTAGACGTATAGCCGAACGGGAAGAAGAAAAGATGAGGCTTGATTATGAGCTAGTACGTGTACTGAAATGTGCTGAACTACAACGCAAAGGATTCATGTTAGCTGAAGGTACACGTGTATACGACATGTGTAATGACGTAGTACCAATAGTCCAATACGAAAAGAATAAAAAGGCTGCTGTTAAACAGTATCTAAAAAAAGAATGTACTCCAGTTGAGGGATTTAAACTCCCTTGGAAAGAACAGGAGTATGAATGTCCAAATACCACTAAAAAAGAATGAGTACATTAAGTGATGCAATTGCAAGGCAACATGCCGAGCAAGCAAAGGCTAAGAAGAAAAAGTCATCTAAGAAAAGAGACGAGAACGGTAAATTTGTGAAGGCAGATGAAAGTTAGAATCGCAATATTTATCTTAGTGATCGCAGGTTCGTCGTTCGGTATCCATAAGATAAACGAATTTAGAAACTCACCATCTGGTCAACTAATAGAAACACTTCAAGAAAGAAAACAACTAATTGAGGAGTATACAAAATCACCAACTCTACCAATCCCACAAAAGCAATGATTATCATCAAACCCATCCTAATGACATTTCTTTCCACTAATGCAGTGAAGAATTTAATTGTCCAATTGCTTGAGGCTTATGCCAAATCTACTGATAATACTATAGATGATAAAGCAGTAGAAATAGTAAGACGTAATTTATTCCCTGGTATTAAAGATAACTAATGACAAATACACCCACCAATAACATCGATGCAATGGTCGAAACTGGAAGTACTTTAACGAATCCTTTTCAATTTAAATTAGGCAACCCTAATGAAAGTTATGAAGGTGGTATAGAAGTTTACGACAACTTTGTAGACGCGAAATTCTGGAGACAGATAACAGAAGCTGTACATGGTACAAGAATGCGTCCGTCTAGATTTGCTTGGACTTGGGAAGAATTTCAAAGTATTCCTGTAGAAATAGCTCAAGAACGGATGATGCAAACTGATCCTAATACTGAAATATTATGTGATCCACTTGATAACCATCAATTAAATCAAACTATATGGTCTCCTATAGGAGGTGTTCTAGATGTAGAAAGGTTCAGTCTATTTGCTCCAATTATATTTGGAAATTTAGGAGCTGTAGCTTGTACCAAACTACGTTTGAATATGACTCTACATTCTAGTGAACATATAGAAAACTCCTATCATACCGATTGGCCTACTCATGTAGAAAGATTTAAAGGAGGTAAAACTGCTGTTCTATATATGAATACGAATAATGGTTATACCAAATTTAAAGAGAGTGGAGTGAAAATCGAATCAGTAGAAAATCGTCTAGTTGTATTTCCTAATCATTTAATGCATACGGGTGCAACCAGTACAAATACAAAAAATAGAATTGTTCTAAATATAAACTTTATTTAATTATGAAACGAGCCACTGAAGACCAATTTAACGAACTACATAACCTTGTTACAGCTGAGTTTCTAAAGCGAGTCAAAAGTGGCGAAGCTTCTACTCAAGACCTCAAGGCAGCCTGTGATTGGCTTAAAACAAATGACATTAGCGGTATAGCAATAGAAGGTAGTCCACTCGCCAAGCTTGCAGCCGTTATGCCAAAAGTAGATCCCGAACTAGTACAGAGCAGACTATATGGCAGGAAGCACAGCTGAGTACTACAGGAAGAATCCTGAAGCTCGTAAAAGAAGGCTTAAACAACAAAGTGCCTATCAAAAAACAGAAAAGGGTAGTCGAATTAAAAGAAACGCTAACAAGCTTAATAGAAAACTAGGTACCTACGGTAATGGTGATGGCAAAGATGCAGCTCACTATAAGGGAAGTACTACAAGAGGCAGAACACAGTCTCCATCTATTAATCGTAAAAGCAGACTAAAAATTCGTAAATGACCCCACTACTACCTAGCCCACAACACTATTTATACAACCTAATAACCATGACAAATTCAGACGCACGAAAGCTCTGGAGAAGAGCTATTAAAGAGCACTTCAATTGTACATGTGTTTATTGCGGTAATAACTACGAAATTAATGAACTTACACTCGATCACGTTAAACCTAAAACAAATGGCGGAGAAAGCCTTACAAGCAATCTTGTACCCGCCTGTCAAAAGTGCAATCAAGGCAAAGGTAGCAGTCATTGGCTCGGATGGATGCGTCAGACATATGGACGTAACCCTAGACGAGAACAGCTCATATTGAACCACATCAATTAATGGCAAAAGAATTTACAGGCACAGCAACCTATGAGTCTCCCAAAGATAAAGCTGATGCCAAGGAATACAAAGAAATGAGGGAGGCAAAAGAAGCGTACTTCGAGGAACGAGCTAAACGTATTAAATCTAAGAAGTCGTATTAACGATACCGCCCTCGCAAGAGGGCTTTTTTAATGTCCGATTTTCAGATAGGAACTCAATATGGTGTAGCTAAGAATGACAAAACTGGTAGAGACCCAAATGCAACTGTATATGCAGGTACTCACGGTTTTGTTACACCAGAAAAATACCAAGAATTAGTAGACGATGACCTGTTAGGCAGAGGAGAACAGGCTCGTGACCAAGTATTAGCCACATTAGGTGGAGGAATACAAAACGCCTATGAAACAGTAGTACCCAATGGTATTCGAGAAAGCATAAATACCAATGCCTTAAATGCTTGGAATGTAACCCAGCAAGTAGCTCAGGGTGCTTGGGAAGTACAACCACAAGATCACAAAGATTTTGTACTTGCCTCCTTATACGTCGCAAATGCTCCTGTAAATGCTGCTCATTGGGTTTCTAAAAAAATAGATCCCACTGGCAGAGGTCTAAGTAAAAACGTACTTGGTGACGTTGAGATGGTGCTGCCTTTCGCAGGTGCAGCAAAGAATATTGTAAAAGGCGGTCTTAAAAAAACACTTGGAAAGATAGACGATATAGGACAAGCAGCACTTAAGCACAAACAAAACCTTGGATTAGTTGCTGACTTAGTTCCTGTAAATGGCGGAAAGTTAAAGCTAAACGGGAATGGTGGAAATGGAGCTGAAAGCTTAGAAAAACTATTCAATCAGCCCATGCACATGACCGCTGATGAGGCGGCTACAACATGGGGGAAGGTCACTAAAACACCTATTGATGAATTAGGCATAACCAGTGCTCAAAAAGGTGCAGATCATGGTGCTATGTCTAGAATAGTTCGATATGTAGAGTCTGGTAGATTTAATAAATTAGATCATAGAAATAAAAAAACTATTATCTCAAGTCAAATAGAAAATAGTCCCATAGAATATTTAGTTAAATATCATGGTGGTGATCTACTAGATGCTGAATCTCACCACATATTAGATATTGACTTTTGGGGTAGAGCTTTAGATACAAAGAATAATAAAGCTGTAAGCACAGTTTTATGGAAAGATGGTGTACATACAGGTAATGCTAAAAAGAATATTGTCTGGGCTTGGGCTGCTAGAAAAGGCAGTATGGACCATAATACTCTACATGCTTTATATAACAAGATACCTTCAAGGCAAGCTATAGAAAATTATATGGCTAATGGTACTTGGTACACAATGAAACCTAACGCACAAGCAAAACTATTAAGGGAAGTTGCTTATGATCAACACAGGATTACAAATAATTTCATGAATATGAAGTTAAATTTTATCCTTAAAGAACATCCTGAATTAAGCTTATTACATCCTGAACATTTAAAAAATAAAATAGTAAAGAATCCGAGAAAGTATGGTGAGATAAGAGTTATAGATCCAAAAAATCCTGAAGAAGTAACACAACTACTTTGGACATTAAAATATTCACCTCATACTGGCAGGGTTCATCCAAAAGTCAGAGAAGTGTTTGGCTTAGAAACTCCTAAAGCTACAGCTAAAGAATATTCAGGATCAGCAGCACAGAAAAACTTTAACTTAAGACTTAACCATCGTCTAAATAAAGCATTAAAAATCCAAAAATAGCCTACAACCCCTCTGAAAAGTAGTTAATAACCAAACATACATGACCAACCCTTTAGAGGCTCTACAGGGCGATTTCAAGCTGTTTCTGACCGCTTTATGGGAACAGCTTGAACTACCCCCACCAACAAGAGCACAATTCGCTATAGCTGATTATCTACAACACGGTCCAAAACGTCTACAGATCCAAGCCTTCCGAGGAGTCGGTAAATCTTGGATTACAGGAGCATTCGTGTTATGGACACTATTTAAAGACCCAGAAAGAAAGATCATGATCATATCTGCATCAAAAGAACGTGCAGACAACATGTCTATCTTCCTACAAAAACTAATAATCGAAACACCATGGTTATCTCACCTACAACCAAAAAGCGACGAGGCAAGGTGGAGTCGTATCTCCTTCGACGTAGCTTGCTCGCCTCATCAGGCTCCAAGCGTAAAAAGCGTTGGTATTACTGGGCAACTTACTGGTTCCAGAGCAGACCTGATGGTCCTAGACGACATAGAAGTACCAGGAAACTCTATGACGGAGTTGATGCGTGAAAAACTTCTTCAACTCTGTACAGAAGCCGAAAGTATCCTTACCCCCAAAAGCGATAGCCGTATTTGCTATCTCGGGACTCCTCAGACTGTGTTTACTGTTTATCGTAAGTTGGCAGAGCGCAACTACCGTCCGTTCGTTTGGCCAAGTAGATACCCAAGAAAAGACAAACTTACTAAGTACGAAGGATTACTAGCACCTCAAATACAAGAAGACCTAGAACAAGGTGCTGAAGAATGGGATGTAACAGACCCTGATAGATTCGCTAACGACGACCTCCTAGAGCGTGAAGCTGCTATGGGAAGAAGTAACTTCATGCTTCAGTTCCAACTAGACACTAGCTTAT